GATATAGACTTTTCGAATAAAAGAGGGTCATTACCAGATCAACATAGAGAGTCTCCAAGTCCATCTGTAACACCAACACCAACAAATACTGTAACTCCAACAAATACTGTAACTCCAACAAATACTCAAACTCCAACAAATACTGTAACTCCAACAAATACTGTAACTCCAACAAATACTGTAACTCCAACAAATACTGTAACTCCAAGTGTAACAACAACTCTAACTCCAACATTAACTTTAACACCAACACCTACCGTAACACCAAGTGTAACACCAACTAATACTCAAACTCCAACTAATACTCAAACACCAACTAACACTCAAACTCCAACTAACACTCAAACTCCAACATTAACTTTAACACCAACATCTACCGTAACACCAACTAATACTCAAACACCAACAAATACTCAAACACCAACAAATACTCAAACTCCAACACCAACACCAATTGAAACACCCGTTAATTGTGTTGAAGGGACTATACCAAAGGACACCGTATACTCATATTACTCATGTTGTTACCCTTACGGACAAATAAGTGGAACAAGTGGACCTAGCACTACTGGATATACTGTATGTTATAATCCTTTTTCTGCTTCCACAAATGTTACCCCAGTTTCACCTCAAGTAATTTGTGATACATTAGTATTAACTAGTTGTTGTCAAGTCCAATTGGGTTACGATTTAACTGACAGTTTTATGGCTTGTATGGCTACTCAATCAACATACTATATAAGTGTTCCTTGTAAAACAAATGGTTGTATCTTGGATTTTGCGTTAGGAATCTACACAGATATATCTTGTACTACATTAGCCCCTGACGGATATTATTCAGATTGGACTAATTATGGCACAGTAAGTAGTGGAATTTTTAGTTTTAGTGGTTCATGTTAAAAATATGTCCCCAATCATTGTTGGTGAAGATAAGTATTTAAAATTTGTAACTCAAATACGGTTTAATAAGTAAAAAGACAAACTATTTAGATATTTATCATTATACTTAATTTTTTAATATGGAAAATAACAATCAAAATCTTACAATATGGCAAAGGTTATCAAAAACATTTGGACCAAATTCACTTTTAGGTCAAGATTTGCCAACATATTCTTTAGATAAGAAAGAATTACTAAAAACAACCGATAAACAGGAATACGAAAAAGAAAAACTACAGGCACAACAATCTATGTATTTGTCGGGTCAATGGGCAAAAATAGAAAATAATTTATATACTCAAGCGATTTATTATGAACCAACAAGACTGGCATCATTTTATGATTATGAATCAATGGAATTTACTCCTGAGATATCCACCGCTTTAGATATATACGCTGAAGAGTCGACCACACCTAATCAAGACGGTTATATATTACAAATATATTCTGAATCAAAAAGAGTAAAAGGTATATTAACAGATTTATTTAATAATGTGTTAGATGTTAACACTAATTTACAAATGTGGACAAGAAATACCTGTAAATATGGTGACAATTTTGTATATCTAAAATTAGACTCAGAAAAAGGTGTTGTTGGATGTATGCAATTACCAAACATTGAAATAGAACGTTTGGAAAGAGGTATGGCAGCAAAATCAATTAATGCGGAAGTAGACCCAAAAGATAAAGGATTAAGATTCCATTGGAAAGTAAAAGATATGGAATTTAATAGTTGGGAGGTTGCCCATTTTAGGTTACTAGGAGATGACAGAAAATTACCTTATGGTACATCAATGTTAGAAAAAGCAAGAAGAATATGGAAACAACTATTGTTATCTGAAGACGCAATGTTAATCTATAGAACTTCAAGAGCACCTGAAAGAAGGGTGTTTAAAGTGTTTGTTGGTAATATGGATGATAAAGACGTTGAAGCTTACGTACAACGTGTTGCGAATAAGTTTAAACGTGACCAAATTGTTGATAACAAAACGGGTAACGTGGATTTACGATTTAATCAGATGGCGGTAGATCAGGATTACTTTGTTCCTGTTCGTGATGTGACTCAAACAATGCCAATTGAAACTTTACCTGGAGCAACAAATTTATCTGAAATTGCGGATATTGAATATATTCAAAAAAAGTTGGTTACCGCCTTACGGGTTCCAAAAGCTTATTTAGGATTTGAGGAGGTTGTTGGTGACGGTAAAAATTTATCCTTACAAGATATAAGATTTGCAAGAACAATTAACAAAATTCAAAAAGCAATGATTTCAGAAATGAATAAAATTGCAATTGTACATTTATTTATTTTAGGGTTTGAAGATGAATTACAAAACTTTACATTAGGGTTAACAAACCCATCAAAACAAGCGGATTTATTAATGATAGATGTGTGGAAAGAAAAAGTTTTGTTGTATAAAGATTTGGTAACTGAAATACCAAATACATTGTCACCAACCTCAGCAACTTGGGCTAAGAAACACATTTTTGGATTCTCTGATGAAGATATTAAATTAGATACTCAACAACAAAGATTAGAAAGAGCTGTTGCCGCTGAATTGACAAATACCGCAACAGTTATTACACATACCGGTATGTTTGATATTGTTGATAGACTATATAAAACTAAATCTGGATCTACCGAAAATGCTCCATCAGATGCTCCTACTCCTCCTCCAAGTGGTGGTGGTGGTTCGTTACCTGATTTTGGTGGTGGGGCAGAACCTTCTGAACCAGCACCACCCGCAGAAGAAACATTACCTGAAAATAAAAAAAATGATAATTTAAGTATTCTATTAGAGAATGATGATATTTATGGTGATAAGTACATTGACTTATCTAAAGGTAAAAATTCTTTAGGTTCAATGGAAAATGAATTGAGCAAATTACTAAGAGATTGATATTTATAATAAAAAAATTATGAGATTCGGAAAATTAAAATCAAAAATAGAAAATAAGTTAGTTGAGTCGTATAAAAACAACACAACTAAGACTGAAATATTAAAATTTAATTCAGTTGTTTTAAAAAATAAAAACATATCCAAACTTTTTTATCTTTATGATGAATTAAATTCAAACAAGGGATTGAGTGAATCAATTGCTAACGAATTTATTAATAAGAGTATAAGTATTTATGAAAACACAATAAATAAAATATCAAATAAGGACATTAAACCCATAACAGATTGGGTTTATGGATCTGATTATAATAATGAATATGATGTAATTGATGATTTATTTTCAAATGGTATTACTAAATTAGAAGAAAAAATTACAAGTAAAAAAATAATTTTAGAAAATATAACAAAAATACCAAAGGATAAAAAAGAACCTATTAATATACCATTAAATACCATGGTAAACATTGCAAATAAAACAATTAAAGATTATATTACCAATCTTAGTGAATCTGACCAAAAAAAATTAAAAACACTTTTATCTTCCGATACAAATAAATTAAAAGAAAACTATGATTCATTAAAAGATAAAATAATTTCTAAGTTAGAAAAACTTCAAGAAGATGATAATGATGAAGAAGTTATAAAAAGAATCGATGAAACAATTGAAAAAATTAGTACCGAATCATTCGATACCTTAAACTATATTAAACTACAACAATTAAATGAAAATCTTTAATCGTTATCTTTTAACTTTTGACGATAAGTGGCTTTATTTAACACTTCCCTATTTTTCACAGATTTTTTAGTAAATTCTTTTCTTTTATTTAAATTAGAATTTTGTCTTGTTTTAATTATCTTACTCTTTAATTCTTTAAGAGCCCTTTCAATCCCCCCATTTTTTTTCACATGTACTATTAACATATATTAATTTTATATTTTATTTTATATTTGATATATATCAGATAAATGCTTATTATTTTATAAAATAAACATTGTTTTTATGAAAAATACAAATGAAAAAAGGGAAAACCGCAAAAATGAGTGGATTCAAAAACTCAAAAATTACTTATGGAACAGTAGATTCCAAAAACTTTAAATCACTTTACTTAAATTTACAGACTTGGGTCGAACCAAAATATGATGTTGAAAATTGGGCAAGAGTGGTTTTAAATATGAACAGGTCTATAAAGCATTCAATATATAATCACATAGATAAAAATTTTTTTGATGATAAGTTTATTGTTGATACGGATCTTAGAACAAGTGGACTATCAATAAAAAAGAAATCATTTATGAATGTAGAAATAAATATTTATTTAATTAATGAAATGGATTTTAAAGGTTTATTACTTAAACGTAAATTAAAAGAAATTATAAAAGGAATATATAATGATATCTTATATAATAATGAATACTTTAAATTTTATTTAACAAAAACAGGCAATGTTAAACCTATTAAAGTAAAAACCGAAAAAGTTTAGTATTTATAATAAAAAAATACTATGAACGGTTATAAAATTTTAGGTCCACAAGAATCTAATAAAAAAGGAATTCTTATTGAATATGACGCTGGTTATATTAATCCAAATGAGAGTCGTAATTTAAGTACATTAAATGAGTCAAGAAATATGCTTGACCATTCTAAACCATTTGAATTCTATGCCGTATTACAAAAATACGATACACCAAATAGAAATGGTAGAATATATCCTGAAAAAATATTAAAAAGAGAATCTGAAAATTATAAGAAGATGATAGAGAAAGGAACTTCTTTATCTGAACTTAATCACCCTGAGTCATCTTTAATTGATTTAGATAGAGTTTCTCACCTAATTACTGAAGTATGGTGGGAGGGTCCTGTATTGTTGGGGAAATTAAAATTACTTACAAGTCCTGGATTTCATGAAAGAGGAATCGTATCAACAAAGGGGGATCTAGCAGCAAACTATTTACGACAAGGTGTTACTTTAGGTATTTCTTCTCGTGGTGTAGGATCACTTAAAAAAGTGGGTGAACAAAATGAAGTTCAAGAAGATTTTGAATTAATTTGTTTTGATTTAGTTTCGTCCCCATCAACACCTGGAGCGTATCTATTCTTAGATAAAAATGAGAGAATGAATTATGAAGAAAACTTAGATGAAGAAAAAAAGATGTCCGTTGAAAGAAATATTGGGGATTCTGGTAACAAATCGCTTGACTTAATGAAAAGATTATCCGATTATTTAAAAAAATAATAAATAATTAAACTATGGAACAAGGAGAAAAGTATTTTGTGGCGAAGATCACATCAGATTTGTTAGATAACGAATCAGGAAAAGTTAAAAAAGTTAGAGAAGAAAAATTAGTATTGGGTTACTCCCCTACTGATGTCGAATCTAAAGTAACAAAAGTTTATGAACATTACTCAATGGATTGGAGAATCACATCCATAACTGAAAGTAAAATTGATGAAGTAATTAAATAAATTTTAAATTAATCAATTTTTTAAATTGGAGGTATTTTTAAATATCTCCATTTTTTTTGCAATAAAATTAATAAAAATTGAATTTTTTTGAAAACCACACTATTTATATTGTAAAATAACCAAACTATAATGAACAAACAAAAATCATTAGTTGAAGATACTTTCTTACAAATGCGAAATTTGGAAGAAGTTATTAACGAAAATGCAAAAGGAATACTTGCTTCTACAATGAAGGAAGAAATCAGATCATTAGTAAAAGAATCTCTTAACGAACAAGAAGACGAAGATGAGATTGAAGTAGATGCCGAATTTGATGATACTGACGTATCTGATGATGACGTTGATAATTTGGATGTAGATATGGGAGACGAACTTGACCTAGATGCAGACGATGAAACAATTGACCTAACAGACGCATCGACCGAAGACGTTTTAAAAGTGTTTAGAGCTATGGGTCCTGAAGATGGGGTAATTGTAAAAAAAGAAGAAGGAATGATACATTTATCTGATGAAAATAACGACGTTGAGTATGTTATACAACTAAGTGAATCTGAGCAAGATGATGATAAATTCTATCTTGATGAAGAAGACGAAGACGAAGACAAAGATACTAAAACTATCTATGAAGTTGAACTAGATGATACTGATGATGATGAAGATGAAGATGATGAAGATTCGTATAAAAGTCACTTATCTGGAAAGTTTAATTCTGAAATGAAGGAACGATTTAATCGTCATGATTTTGAGGATGAAGAAGAAGAAGAGGAAGATGATGAAATATTTGATCCTGAAATGATCGAACGTTTTAATATGGAAATCGATCCTGAAGACGAAGATGAAGATGAAGATCTATTTGGTGATGAAGATGATGACGAATTTGTTGTTGAATCTAAATCTAAATTTAAATCAAAAGGTATTGGAATGGGTAATTCATCAAAATTTAAATATGATAAAAAACCAAACCAAGGTGACGGGTTCAAAACAAAAATGAAACAAGGAACCAGAGGTGTTGGTATGGGTAAACCAAAATTTGAATATAAGGAAGGTGAAAACATGGAAAAAGGTAAAAACACACCTGTTAAGAAAATTGAAACTAAAGAATCTGCACGTACGTTAGGTAATGGAAGTAGAAATAGTCCGAACAGAAAAAGTTTACCTAAATTAAGAGTTAGAACTCATGAAAGTGTTAGTAATTCCGAATTACAAATTCTTAGAGAAAAAAATGAAGAGTACAGAAACGCATTGAATGTATTTAGAGATAAATTAAATGAAGTTGCGGTGTTTAATTCAAACTTGGCTTATGCCACTCGTTTATTTACTGAACACTCAACAACAAAACAAGAAAAAATTAATATCTTAAAAAGATTTGATACCGTTGAAACACTTAAAGAATCTAAAAATTTGTATAAAGTAGTAAAAGACGAACTTTCAAACGTAGGTAAAGAGAGTCATTTTGTTAATGAGACATTTGAAAGAACCGTTCAAAAAACCCCAACATCGGGATCTGCGGTTAATTTAATTGAATCTAAAACATATGAAAATCCTCAATTCTTAAGAATGAAAGATTTAATGTCAAAAATAAAATAAAAATAAAAATAAACTAAAAAAATAAAAAACCAAAAAAATGGGAGCATTATTAGAATCAGGTCTTGTTGGTAATATCGGGTTAAAACACCTTAAAGTTATCAAAGAAGACACAATTAACAAATGGGATAAATTAGGATTCCTTGAAGGCCTTAGAGGTCACCTAAAAGAAAACGTAGCACAGTTATATGAAAACCAAGCTTCTTTCTTGATTAACGAAGCAACTTCTGAAGGTTCCAATGGAGCATTTGAAACAGTTGTTTTCCCTATCGTAAGAAGAGTTTTCTCTAAATTATTGGCTAACGAAATAGTATCTGTACAAGCAATGAACTTACCAA